TCTGTATAGTAAATAGCTTTATTAGAACACTCATTTTTAGTCCAATTATGTTTTCTACCACAAGGTTTCTGTTTCTCTCCATTTTCATTTAATTCATAATATATCCATTTAGGATATACTCCGTAAGGTTCTAATAAACTACTTAAGGAAGTGGTAGAATTATCATTTAGAAGTGTTGCATTACTCATACTATTATTCATATTGGGATATATTATTATATAGATTTATCTTTAAATCATTTTTTCTGTTTTAATATAGAAAATATTTAAGGAAAAATCTATCAATATAATATGGGTATATTTGAAGCACCCGAGCCCGTAGTCATTCATATTTGTAACTCTAAAGGTGGAGATTATATCTAATAAATTATTACTATCAATAATTAAGTAGATACAATTATTCATTTTCAAAATCAAATTTAAGCGATTTAATGAGTGGTATAATATGCAATACTTTTTTAATATCTTTTGTATGAGGGGCTATTCTCTTAAATTCATCTTCACTATCAACAATTAAACCATAATGTTTTCTCCAATACTTAGTTTGTTTGTTATATAAATCTTTTTCACGCCTTCTAATTTGTTGCGGTGTTGGTTCTTTCTTTTTAAATGTGTTATTCATATTAGGATATATTTATAACTGGATATTTCTTTATGTATTTTTTGTATTAAATTTATATTTATATATATATATAAATGAGAACTACTAATGTGTCTTTAGATAGACCAACTTATTATAAAAATTATTATCAAAAAAATAAATACTATCTACGCCATAGACAAAGGTTACGCTATTATAGAAATACTCCAAAGTTCTTTGACTTATTGAAAGAGTATAATAAAATACTACTTGAAAGAAAGGAGTTAAATAGAAAATCTAATTGTAAGTATTCAGTATCTAATAAAAATGATACTGATAATAGTTTTATTCTTACATTTGATTAACCAAAAAAATCGTTATACTGCTGATTTATACTTTTTTGAGGTGGGACATAATTAGGTAGCTCTTTCTTAACTTCTTCAATTGGCTTTGATACTACTTCTACTACTGCTTGTTTTATATTATCTTTGTTTTGTTTGTTAGTTTCTTCTTTTTTTTTCTTTCTCCGCTCAGCCATCATCTCAACTAATTTTTTAGAATGTGCTATTTGTGCTGGTGTTCGTTCTCTTGTGCTTCTTTTGTCTTCTTTGCCTTTTTTAGTCCTGACTATCCTTTTTCCAATTTCCATCTCTTTCTCTTGGATTTTCTTTTCTTCTTCTATTTTTTGTAAATGTCTTTTACTAAGAGGTTTAGCATTTTTAACTGGTTTATATTCATCATTCTCATCTTTAACCATATAAATAATCTTTTCTTTTATGATAGTCTTTTTAGCGTTTTTCTCCTCTTCTGTTTTTTTTGGCCTACCTTTCTTTTTAACTGGTTTTTCTTCTTCTTCTTTTTGCATAGATTTTTCTACATTCTCATACTCTTTTAATTGTTGTTCTAATAATTCTTTTTGCTTTTCTAATTCTTTCTTACTTAATTTTTTTGTTTTTGTTTTAACTTCCTTTGTAGGAATTTCTATAGTTTCTTCTTCTTTTTTTTCTATTTGTTTCTCTGGTTCAGGTTCTTCTTCTTCTTTTTTAAATGTTTCTCCTACTTGTTTTTGTAATAGATTAAGTTCTTCTGTAGATATACTTTCATCACTCTCATTACCTCTATCATCATCATTATTAACTATCTCTTTTTGTTGGCTTGTTCCATTCATAACATTTTCAATATTACTATTAGACATTATATAATGATATACTATAAGAAAAAAAATACACTAAATATTGAATAAATTAATTATTGAGTTTGTATATCTAATAAACTATCTAATATAACTTTCTGTGCATCGTGTTCTATTTCACTCTTACCTTCTATGGGGTGTGTATCATCAATAGTCTTTTCTCTTGTAATAGGTTGTTGTATGTTTGGGACTAAAGTTGGAGGTGGTTGCACTATATTCTGTCTTAAAACATTTGCATCTCTATCTGTATATTTAGGATATACATTAAATATTAATGACATTTCATAATTAATACCATTTAAATTTAATAGTTGATTATTTTGGTCTGTTAATCTAAATGATATTTTATCTACTACGGGTTGATAGGATACTGAGTAAGTTCTAAAATCATCTTGATTTAAATATATTATTTCATAAGCATTAACATCTATACTAATTTTTTGTAATATTGTAGAGTTTCCAGACCTGGTTGATAATACATTCGCTTGAGATAATGAACTATGAACCATTATAGAATGAACTGAAGCTAAATTAACCATATCAGGAGAGGTAGAAGATGCACCTGCACTCAAACTATCATCATTCGTCTTACTTCCAAACCCTAACACCTTATTAATAGTTGATTCAGTCCAGTTAAGTTCTTTAGTTTCCCCACTATTATTTGTAATTGTAATTTTATTTGTAAATCTATTATAAGTAGTATTAAATATTGATGAAAAGGTAGTATCATCATTCATAACTCTAATCAATTCATCTGGAGTATAATTTTGGTTTGGAAATGTAAGTGTTCCATCTACATCATATTTTAAAATATTATTATTTAAATCACTTGATACACAGTAGAAGCTATATGGTATCTCTGCTTGGGACATAAATACATGCAACTCTTCTTCGGGTGTAATAGCTATTGGAGCTAATAAATCTACTTCAAAGTTAGTATTTAAATTATCATCTATTTGTGTAGCATCTTTGGAGCGTATATGTAACACAATACTTCTAATTGGTTGTATAGTAGTAAGAGAAGTCATATTTAATATATGTATTATTAAATATATTATAATTTTATAATGGATAACTCTGTAGAACAATTCGTAGAAAAGATAAAAACAAGACTAAGTAGAATTGAAGCTAATCTATCCAATGAAGAACGATTGAAATATCAATCACAAATAGATATGATATACAGATTATTAGATTTATTTGAAGATACAGGTGGAGTTTCTAAAGAAATAAAAAAGAAGTTAGATGAAGCAACTAAACAAATTAGTAAGGCGATAGAAGGCAAAGAATTATTAACAACCAAAGGCTTAACACCAGTCAAGCCAAATATAGATAGTTTAGATAATGAAACAATCAATAGAGCGAAGATGGCTAATGCAAGTAATATATTTTTAGAAACTGATGGGAATGTAGATGCTACAAATGAAAGTCTAAGAGGAACTGGTTTTAAAGTAGATGAAGAATTATCTACTGGTGAAGGTTTAGTATTAAATAATCCAGAAACAAATGAGGTTAAAGTTAGTTTTAGAGGAACTAATACCTCTTTCAAAAGACCTATTTCAAGTGTTAAAGATTTAGTTAGTGATGTTAAAATCATAAGTGGAGTTGAGCAGTATGGACGAGAAGGTGGAGATTTACAAACAGGTAGAAATCTAATAGAATCCGCTATTGATAAATACGGCAAAGAAAATGTAAATGAACTAGTAGGTTATAGTTTGGGCGGTGCAAAGAGTTTGTTACTTGGAGATGAATTCAATATTAAATCTACTACATTCAATCCATTAATAGGTTATAATAGTATGAAGGCATCAACAACAGCAACTCCACACGATATATTTAGAACCACTGAAGATATAACCAGTTTAGGAGCAGGATTCGCAACAGAGAAAAAGAACTGGAATGTAAAATCAATATTACCAAAAAAAATAAGTTTAAATCCACGAGATGCACACAAACTATCTAATTTTTTAGATAATGATAATAGACATACTGGAAAATCTCCATTAGAAACTAAAATAAATAATGTATTTGAAGCAGGTAAAAGAAAAGCTCAAGTAGAAGATTTTAATGATACATTTGATTTATTAAGTGGTATTGACGATATACCAGGTATAGATGAAAAAGTAATGGAGCAAAGATTGCAAATGAATTATCCAAGTAGTAGTGAGTTATTAGATGAAGACGCATTTCCAGATGTTCCAAGACCAAAACCACCTGAAGACACATCAATGCCCGATATAAGTGATTTAGAAAGACGAATGAGTAATTTAATACAAGATAAACCAATTAGACAACAAGTTTTCAATCCAAATGATTTTAAAGATATGAATGCAAGGCAAATGGCTAATATGCGTAAAGGTAGATTTGAAACATTTAGTATAGAAGGCGGTGATGATATACAAAGAAAAGAAACATTACCTATGAAGAAAATTACTGGTAAGGCAAGTGATATTGATTTAGGAATATTTGAACCAACTGAACCAGATAAAAAAATTAAAGATATAGATTTTGATGATATAACAGATTTTTTTAGAAATAATAGTAGTAATAAATCTAATAAAGTTAATGACTTTGAATTATCCAGTTTGAATGATGATGAGATAGATACTCTTATGACTGGAAGCGATAAAGATAGAAATAGTTTTGAAGAGATTACGAATAATGAATTTAATGATTCTGTTACTGATTTAGATGACCATATTAAATTATCTACTGATAATATTGAGAGCGGTGGTATTGGAGAGGATTTAATACGAGGTTTATCTCCAACTAATTTATTAGGAGGATTAGCTGGAGGATTTTTATCGCAATCTGCCGTTGATTTCATAGACCCTGACAAGAAAATACAAAAACAAGTAAGAGAGGGTCTAATTGGCTCGGGTGCTGGTTTGATTGGAGGCTTGGCGAGTGCGGGACTTGGTGCAGAAGTAGCCCTTTTCCCAGAAACTATTGCTGGAGGAGCTGGTTATCTGGCTGGTGAAGAAGCTACGGAAGGTATTACTAAACTAACAGGCTCTCGTGCTGCGGGAGATGTGCTTGGCGGAGGCATCGGTGGGGCTGTGGGAGGAGCTACTCTTGCATTGGGAGGTGCTGTAGCTGCTGATTTAGCAACTGGAGCAGCAATAGGCACCGCCCTTGACCCTGTTACAGCTGGGTTGGGAACCGCCATTGGTGCGGGTATCGGGGCAGCTGTGGGCGGGATTTCATATGGGTTACATAAATTATTTGGATAAAAAAAGACACTTAAAGATTAATTAAATAATAGTATTTATACAATATGACAAAAGACTACTCATTAGGTAAAATTTATAAGATTATTGATAACACTTCCAATATGTTCTATGTGGGTTCTACTTGTTATCCAAAATTATCACAAAGATTAGCAAAACATAGAAGTCATCTAAGAGATTATGAAAAAGGATATGGAACATATCTAACTTCATTTGAAATACTAAATAATGATGATTATAAAATTGTTCTATTAGAAAACTACCCTTGTGATAGTATAGATGAATTGAAATCTCAAGAACAAGTGTGGATAGATAAACTAAAATGTGATAATATGGTTAATAAATATAACGCCAAAGGTATAAATATAGAAAAAACAGCACAAAGAAGAAAAGAATATTATGAAAATAATAAAGAACAAATAACAGAAAAAGTAAAAGAATATAGAGAAAAAAATAAAGAAGAAATAGCACAAAAACATAAAGAATATAGAGAGAAAAACAAAGAAAAAATAGCACAAAAAGATAAAGAATATAGAGAGAAAAATAAAGAAAAAATAGCACAAAGAGAAAAAGAATACAGAGAAAAAAATAAAAAAGAAATAGCACAGAAACAAAAAGAATATAGAGAAACTCATAAAGAAGAATTAGCACAGAAACATAAAGAATATTATAAAACTCATAAAAAAGAACGAATGGAAAAAAGAAAAGAATGGAGAAAAAATAATAAAATCCTATGTGATAGATGCAACAGTATAGTAAATCCAGATTATTTTAAAAAACATAGACAAAGTGATAAATGTATAAATGCACTACCTCGTGGAATAATAAATGAGTTAGCAGAGTAATTTATTCTATTTTATAATATTATTATCTATATACAATATATATGTGCATAGATAATTCTATTTATCAAGAAACCTATGAGATATTAAAAAATATTAAAGTTAAAAAAACAAATAATAGACCTAATGCATCAGGATTGAAAAAGTTAGTGCAATGGGGTAGAAATAAAAATACTGATAAGTATGATAAGGTAGGATATCCATGCAAATCTATGAACTTCGGCAAAGTGAGAAAACGGTTTTGTAATAACGGAAATCCTAAATATAAATTTGATAATCCCATTCAAGAAGGAAATAATAATAGTAAATATCCAGAAGTTTATAATCAATTAAAAAAGTTAATAAATACTATAGACCCTGAATTTGAATATGACTGTATAACGCTTAATCATAATTTTTTATGCAAGCCTCATTATGATAAAAATAATAAATCATCATCTATTATAATTGGACTTGGTGATTATGAAGGTGGAGAACTGGTAATAGAAAATTGTGAATTTGATATTAAAAATAATCCATTATTATTTAATGGTTCAACATCAAGACACTGGACAAATAATTATACAGGAGATAGATATAGTGTAATATATTTTAAAATTCTATAGTTATATGAGATAAAATGATATAAGGGTTTATCCTCATATATAAGTATAACAATATGAATGCACAAGTAATTAAAACTATTGAATTTAAAATGGAAAAAATCATTGAACAAATATGGGAATTACAAAAATTTAAAGATTTTTATCAAGAAAAACTAATAGAAATTGATATATGTTATGAAGATATACCTACCTGTATGTTTTTTATTACATTGGCTAGAGACACTATGGATAGTATAACAAAAATATATAGTAATATTGATGATATAAGTGAATATTTATTTGATAATACAGATAGTATAGATGAAGGTATGTATATTGAAAAGATGAATACTATTAAAAAAATTAGAGATAAACTAAAAAAAGATGATGATGAAAGATATTTTAAAGTTAATATTATGGTAACCTATTATTCTTTGAATAAAGCTGTTAAGATAATAGAAAATATTGGTAAAGGTGATAATGAAAAGATGAAAGAATTAGGTAGAAAAACGAAAGTTAAATTCAATAAATTAAAGACCTTAATAGAAATGACACAAGAAGGAATGTCTATTATGACTTTAGAAGATTTTTATAATGAATATATTTATTATCTAAGTTATGCTCCTATTGAATTTCATTATCGTAAAGAACAAAAAACAGTTGGAGATTTAAATTATAATGATTATTTTAATGATGTAATAAATGAACTATTTACTGATAGTGATGATGAATAG